TTACTTACCTGCTGGAACACCATAAGTGATAAACTTACCAGCATTAGTGTCGGCTGCCTTAAAGTCTGCACGCAAGGCAACGGCAAGAATACGCTCAAAGTTTTCGTTGTGATCCCATTCAACCGCAACATCAGAACGCATTGCTTCCAATACAAATGCTTTAGGGTCTCCCACAAAGGCTTTTGCATCACCATCAACGCCTAACACGTCATCAGCGACCATCAAGACATTTGAGCCAAACAATGACTTACCTGATGCACTAGCGATTGAGTCTTGCAACAAGTAACGACCATTACCATCTTTCAACAAATCAACGGCATTGTAGAAACTTTCAGTCACAATCCATTGACGATCATAGTTAGCCAATCCCTTGTTAAAGGCTGTTTTTAAGTCATCTGTTGTGCTTGCTGACACGGCTGTGGCTGTTTGCAAAATCTTCCCAATTTGGTATTGTTCAGTCAATTCTTTAGCTTCTTGAACGTAGGTATTAAGCAATGTCTTGAGGTTAGGAGCGTCCTGCACCATTTCCATAGACAATGGCAACGCACCACGATAAGTAAGTGCCTTATAGTCAACACCTTTCAAAACTGCGTTTGCAATTTCAGGGTTTTCAGCTCGTTCTTCGGCTGTTGTCAAACGTGCTGTGTTCTTTTGCAAGATAGGCAATGTTCCCATACCTGATGTCACAGATACACGATTGATAACCGCTGACAAATTACGAACATCAGTCGGTACTTTTTGAATATCCAAAATCTCTTTTGGAATGACAACGCCTGCTTCTGTGGTAGTGATACCATTTGCTCGCTTTTCGGCTGTCTTCAAATAATGAATGAAGTCACGTACTTCTGTGGTCTCTTGTTTCTTGTTTGGGTCAATTTGCATGTTATTGTTTCCTTTCTTATCTGTGGGTTCTGCATCATCAGGCTTATCATCTGACAAACCTTGTGCCTTTTTAACGGCATCTAATTGGGCTTGCAAGTCATCAATTTGTTTCTGCAAATCATCAACACTGGCAACACCCTTTTGAACATCAGCCGTATCAGAATCATCTGACATTGCCAATGCTCGTACCTCTTTGACCTTGATAGCCTTTTGGTCTTTTAAGCTACTCAATTGGGCTTCAATTTCACTAACTTTCATCTTTGTATCTCCTATTCGTAAGTTGTAAGCACTGCCAAAGCCTTAGCCTTGACCTCACTCTGTTTCAGGTTCTCAAGCGCTCTTGTGACATTCACAGTGGTGTCCTGATAAGCAGGCATAGTCACCACTGACACCTCATACAAAGCACCTATTTTTTCAATAACACGTTCTGGTGTTTGGTCTGCACCTCTATCCCAATCATCAGCATCAACTGTGAAACCAAAGCTCATGCCTTGCAAATTACCAGCACGGATATTGGTGTAAACGTCTTTCCCTAACGTGGTATTGGGAATATTTAAGCTAAAACGCAATCCCTTTTTATCAGTCTCTAACTGCAATGTATTGGCTAATGTTCTGCCTAACACATTCGCAAAATTATGATCGTATAACGCTACTACGTCACTAAAATCAACATCATCAAAAGCGTTGGGGTCAACACGTTCAATAAATCCACCTAGGTTTTGACTTGGTTCATTAAAGACAACGGCATAACCACCTATCTGACCAATAAAATCATCACTAGTGGTAGCACGTACTTCTAACCCTTTAATATCAAAGGTTCGTGTCTCTTTATCGTTCATAAATTGATAACCCCCTTGTCAATTAGAATTTTTTGCGCCTGTGGGGCGTCCAGTATACCCTTATCCACAAAATTCAATATGTCTTGCTTCAAAGTGGCATTTGAATAATCCAAAATGCTACTCATATCAAGTACAATGCCATCACCTAACTTGCTTTGAACTTCACTTACGATAGGTTCAATGTAGCGGTTTAAGCCATTCACATACATGGTCTGTATCATTTCGAGGTTACTTTGTTGGTCTCCTTGACCATTCAAGTAGCTATCTGGCACACCAAACGCCTTACTAATCTGTGTCCGTTGATAAATCGCATTGTTTAAGAACTTGGCAACGTCTGCATTGATGGAGATACTTTGAAAGTCTGCACTCTGATCTAATACCAAAGTACGACCTGCATTACTGCCTGTATTAGCTTTCTCAAACTCTTTACGAACATTCTCTTTAGCTTCTGGACTGACAACCGCATCAGGTATTTTAATCAGTGATGTTGGATTGATAGCACGTGCTATGGTTGCTAATGATAGCTTATTGGCTTGCTCCTGCTGTTGTACCTCATTCACAAGGCTTTCCAGTGGACTATGACCAATCAGTTCACCACCATTGACACCATGTGCCATGATTTTAAAGTGAAGCACGCTCTTTGCTTTGTATGTGCCACCTTGATAATCGCCAAACGGTGTAATTTGATAACTCAAGACATCATTTGTTAAGTCAAGCATGACGTTCTGGTTTGGAATATAGCGCAATTCTTTACCATCAATCACCACAAAAGCATTACCTGATAACAATATTTCCAACACGACTGTTTGCCAAAAGTTGTATCGGCTAGTCAAATGACTTGGTTTGTTTAGTAGCTCCAGTGACTTAGTATTTAAACCAGTGAACAAAGCCCCTGCAATATCTGCACTGATGAGACTTGTCACACTGTACAAATCACTGTTATGTAAAGCAATATCAGCACTAATCAACTCATCAGGGACAATATTTGTCCCACTGTCTGCAAAAATAAAAGGCATGTAATTACTAGGTGTAATCATCTGCCTTGTCTCAAATGGATTTTTTAAACTCATGGATTAGCCCCCTTTGGTACTAGGATATAAGCCAAAATAAACAGCCCAATCCCGACTATCAGGAAGCCCAATGGTTTAAATATCATAAACGCACTAACTGTAATTGATATAATACCCAATACAATCAGGGCAAAGGGTACATAGGTCATCATCTTTTTCATTGGCTCTCCTTTCTAAAATGTAAAATCGTTCATGAAGTAGTCATTGACTTCATCTGCGTTCATACCAGCAAATGGGCTTTTGTTCTTCTCATCAGGCGCATTCGTAAATGACGTGAAGTAAAACATACCCTCAAATAAAGCATTGACAATGGCATCAGCCACATCAATCTTTGCACTGTTGGTGTTCTTATCAATTTTGATACCATTGTTATCTTGTACAATAACCGCATTAGATAATGCACCAAACATGGCGCTATCATCAAGCATGGTTATTTGTGACTTGATAAATGCTGTTTGCAAGAACTTTGTGGGTTCATTTAATGACTTGATACCCTGACGAACTGGAATAATCAGATACTCGTTTTTGACTTCATCTAGTCGCCTAATAAACGTCCCTGTTCCCCACTGGTCATACAAGATAGCCTTAACATTGAGATCGTATTTTTCAATAAACGACAACATGAAGTTAAATACCTCATCTTCATCAATCAGCCCAAATCTATCACGAGTGATTGTCGCAAAGCCCTTACTTTCAACGTCTCGATAATTGATACCATCACGCTGTTCTTTGGCTTCAATCGTTCCCAACTTAGCCAATGGAATAAATGAGTGTTGATACAAGTGATACTTTTGGTTGCCTGTCTCGTCTGTATAAGGGAATACAAAGGCTATGGCGGTGTCATCATTAGTCTGGCTGTAATCAAACCCAATATAGACATCTCTGCCTTGCATATTGAACGCTGGAATAATCGCCTGTGTGAGCAAATCAACTGGTAGAAACGCATTCTCTTTTGCATTCTGCCACCTGTTCATATTCTTAGTGAGAAAATCAGGCAAGCGACCTTGTGAGTTTAATTCATCTCGTTCAACCGTCATTTTTGGTATTGCTGACTTGCGTTTACTCTCCAATTCAAACAATGGATTAGACTTCTGCCAAATGCTTGGATCTCCAAAGGCTTCATCATCATTATCTTGTTCCCATGCTAAAAACAGAATATTATCAATCTCACGCCACGTCTTTTGCTCCATATATGAACTATACCGCTTATAGTCTGCAAACATAGGACTGCGCACATCTGTCCCACTGGTACTAATAAATATCGTTTGTGAGTATGGTAGGAACGTTTGCCCTGATGTGATTGAGTTGATAAACGAACGGTCTTTGAATAAGTGGTACTCATCAACCACAGCATAACTAAAATGACCAATACCATCACTAGTCGTACTTGATGAGGCGCTTAATTTACGCATGGTAGTAGACTGGCTTTTAATCCGCATCTCACGTTGGTTGTACTCAATACCCCACTGCTTAGCCATCTTAGAAAATGTCCCACTCGCTAAGTTAGCCCATTGACTAGACATGTATTTAAACAAGGCATCAGCATGAGCTGTATCAGCACTAGCCACCGCTAACTGTCGGTTCGTTTTAGGTTGCCCAAACAAGAAATTAAACAGGCTTATCAACGCCATCACGGCTGTTTTACCATTCGCACGTGCCATTGATATAATCGCCCTATCAAAGCGCTTGCCACCTGTTTCAGGCTCTTTCCAACCCTCTAGCAAACCAACAATAAACGCTTCATAAGGGCTGATTTTAAACGGCTCATGTATTTCTAAATCAACCAATAATGTACTAAACTTGATAATTTTATCCGTTCGTTCTGCATCATAAGCATAATGAAATTCTGGATCACTTTTAATCCGTTGCAAATCTGATAAATGGCGTTCACAGGCTAGTTTGATTTTATCGCCTGCAATAATGTGACCAGTCAAGACACCCACAGCATATTTAATGGTTGGTTCATCAACCCCATATTCATTGATAACATCTTGATATTGTTCAATCATTGACTACCACCAAACATGTCAGCAATGGCATCAGCACTCAAATAACCATCATCAGCACTTGCCATATCAATTAAGGTTGCACGAGAACTTGGACTTAATCCTAACTCACCACCCAATGACTTAACCTTACCAGTGGCGTCATTCAAAACGGCTGTGGCTGGGTTCTTATAGTAGCGACCACCATTTTCATAGATAGCCCCAACTGCCTTAATATTTTCATAGGCTTCACGCATAACGCTGTAATTGATACAAAAGGCTTCTAGCGTTGACTTATCCGCCACAGTGATATAACCCAATTTATTCAAGGCAGGCACTAAGGTAGTCCATAATCGACTAGCTACACCAGTTAAATGCTTAGGTGCTGTCTTTGGTAATTGGTTTAATTCTGCATTGGCTTGTTTCAGTGCTTCAGTACGCTCTCTCTGATAACTTTCATCTTCCATTGATGTTGTAATTTTTGCTTTTCTAGGCATTCGCTACCTCCTAACTTTTTATTTTTTATGTACGCCAAAAGGTGAACTAAGCCTTTTGACATTTGATGACAAAACCGAAGAAATAACTCGTCGTTATTAAAAGGAAGCCAGTTCTGTACATCGGTATCCTCTTTGAGTGACACGCGGGGGTTATTTTTTTTTGAAGGAGACCCCACATGCTGACAATTCAAGAAGAATTTTCTCATTGAGACTTGCAACCAATCTCAATCGCTATCCACAAATCGAAGATATGCCACTATTTTTTTTGTTGCACACCCCACCCAACCAACCACGTGTACAAACAAAAAGGACTGAATTTAATCAATCCTTTAGCACTTTTAACCACCATTCACGACTTAAATGGCTTAATTTATTATCACTTAATTTATTTTCAATCGCTGTCTTATGATTATGATGTGCCTTAGTCAATAGCCACAAATTATCCATGTTATATTGCTCTGTCTTGGTCTTTAACAACCGTCTAGGCACGATATGGTCAACAATCAAGTCACCTGTATCATAAGCTCGACCATCAATGGCATCAACATACATATCACGTTGCTTAATGTACTGACTAATCTTAGTCCACTGCTTTGAGTGATAGAACTCATGTCCCAACTCTTGGCGTTTACTACTATCATAATCACGGTTACGCTCTAGCACATGCTGTCGACCTCGTAATGTTCTGGAAGCCAATGCTTGTGTCTGTTCACGCTTCACATGATAATCAGCCAGTCGTTTACTGTAATGCTTATCACAATAATCATAACCAACTTTTATCAGCTCTCGACAACCGACTTCGGCACATCTATGTAATCGCATTGAGTACCTCTGCATATCTTTCCATACTACAATTATCGCATGTATATCTGATATAAAACGGCAGACAAACGGCAATCATACTGCAATATCTAAATCTGATAATGCAAGTGTCACACTGTCCTTGAACGCTTTTTGATATGTGCGACATGTACGCTCTGATAGATTCATACGCAACGAGATAACCAACCATGTCAATCTATCACGCCTATCATAGTGCATTCGTGCTACCTCACGTGTTACCTCGTCCCATGACAACTCTAGGCGCTTAATAGTGTCTCGTTGCATTACCAAGTCATGTAAGATGCTGTCTGCTTCATACTTAGCAAGTAGATCATCTAACGGACGTGTTACCTTGTTTACAGCCTTACCGCCACCAATATTCTCGTCACTCGGACGCCATTGTAGCTCTGACCGTCTCAACATGATCAGTCCGTCTAACACGCCACTGTAATATTTAGTTAGCAATTCATCTGTCTTATCCGCCATATATTAAGCCCTCCACATTTCTTCAAGCTTCGCTTCTAAGCGCATCATTGAATCGTCGTGATCTTTAGCCCAATTCAACGTATGATGCTCGTCATCAAGTACGAATATCGGTTCTGGGAACAGCGCGTTTAATCGCATCACTTCGCTTGTCATCAACATATACTTTTCTTCAGGTTCCATTTTTATTCTCCTTAGTGTACGTGACGTACAGTAACTTAATCGGTAGTGTACGTGAATATTCCCTACTACCATATGCCTTTCAGGCTCTCACGTACAGTACGTACAGTAATTTTCCCGAAAACCATATATAGTATTATTATTTTTTCTAGTTAGTGTTTAGTAATTTAGTGTACGTTGTGTACGTGATACGGTTTAAATATTGATATATCAACGTTTTCCCACGTACAGTAACGTTGTTTTTAGTGTACGTGAAGTGTACGTAATGTACGTCATTCTTTCCACCACACACGCTTATTTCCTTTTCGTCCGCTACGCCAACCACTCTTATTATCCATAATGTACTTAATTTTTTGAGCTAAACTTCGATTAGTCGCTAAATTGTCTACTGACAATCCCTCTTCGGCAATATCAGAACTTGCAACCCATTCTTCAATGCGTGTCTCTAAAAATATGTTGATCTGATTTTCTACTTCATCAACATATTCAAATTGTTCACGTGCATCAGCGAGTAATTTTTGTTCTTCTTCGTTAGGATATGGCACACCATCTTTTTTGTAATAATGAACCATCTCACCCCAAATCTGTTTAATCAAGTCATCTGTCAAATCAGAGACTGGATTTTTAGACTGATTAACTTTGCTAACTCGAATAGGTAGAAAACGTCTTGAGCCTGTCTTGTCTTTCAAATAGTCAATTTCATTGGTAGTCCTAGCAAGCGTAAAATGTTTTTTGTACCTAACACTGTGACGCTCGTATGGCTTTCTAAACTCTAGCTCTGTAAGCGTGACAAACTTTTTTAGTGATTGAAAACTAGACACGTTAGTCGCTTTCATTTCATCATCATTTACAATCAAAGCACGTAACATTTTTGTATACTCGTCTTTGTCTTTAAAATTTTCAATGCTATCTACATACCATTTGCCACCCAATTTTTTGAGTAGTGTTGTTTTTCCTGTTCCCTGATCGCCTACTAAATCTAAAACAAAATCAAATTTACTTTCTGGATTGTATGCCTTAGCTACTGTTCCAGTTAAGAATAGTTTTGTGATAAGTGTTGTGACTTGATTTTTTGGTGCGCCTAGAAACTCTGGAAAAAATGTATCAACTCTTGTCTTTTTGTCCCACTCTCGTTCGGCTTCATCAAAGTAATCAGTAGCAGGATTGTAAGGGTTTAATCGGCATACCATACTAAATGCTCGATATACTAGTTCTGGTCTTACTGTAAATTTGTACCTACGTTGTAATACTCAACAATAAAGTCTTCCGCCACATCTTCAATAATTCCTGCTTTAATAGATCCGCCAGCTATGATAATTTTGTCAGTAATTTCATTGTCACGTGTAAACTCATTAAACTGGAATTTACCCTTAAACAATGGATCATTATTAAAAATCAGAGTTACATTGTTTAAAACGTTTTCTTTGATACCACCTGATTTTGTCTTAACAAACTTCTTGTGCCATGTTGGTTCTGTGGGTAAATCTTCAAACTGTTCACTCATACACGCCCTCCAATCGCCGTTGCTTTTCAGCATTGTAGGCGCTTTTATATATCACATTAATTTCTTCGTCTGGTAATGGAACAGATGAACTGCTATTTATTTTTTGAATAATTTCGTAAGCTGTGTTTGGGTTGATGTCTATTCTTAATAAATATCCTGCCAATGACACTGCTTGGTTATTTCGTTCGCCCTCTGTGAAGCCGTCTAACACCATTTTCCAGCGTTCTTGTATTGAATACTTAGGTACACGCTTATGCCCACTAGTGGGTACGTTAGAACCTAGGCCAATCAACCACTGTGGCATCATGTTCGCTTCACTAAACGGCTTACCGATGTGCTGATAACTAATAAAGCCACCGTCTAACTGTTTAACACTTGGTGCTACTGTAACTCTATCCGTGATAAGCTCTACACCGTCCAGTAAGTTGCGTTTTAGACTTGATACATCTATATCATCAGGTACTCGATAAAACACATGTAAGCCTAGCCGTGGTGTCCGTTCAACCACTTCATTATCAAAGTTGGCTTTTATCCCAGCCCTTAACAGTGAACGAAGACCGTTTTTGCTAGGCGTATGCCGATCGATGTCTAAGCAAACTAGGTTAGTACCTTGTAAAATGATACCGATGTTGCTGTCTAACCCATACTTATCAAACATATTAGCCAACACATTCACATCTTTAGTAGCATCTAAGTGTCCGTTACTACCCTTATGCGGTGTGTTCGTGCCTTGTGATAAAAGAAAAACTGAAAATCCTTGTTCTATCAACTCTTGACCTTTTGTGGTATAATTAGAGATGATAATATTATTTTGAATCTCTTGAACTCTGTCGCCAAACTTCTGTTCAGGAGCTTTTTTTGTGTCTTCACTCATTCACTGCACCTCCTAATGATAAGCCAAGCAGGAATGCGCCACCAACCAATACAACTAGTCCTATAAGTTGTTCAAACCATGTAACCATGTTATTTATCCTCCGTTAATAACCAATCATTCAACTTGTCAAACGTTCGCTCTTGAACAGCTTCAATACGTCTATTGACAATACCTGATAATGTTACATTGTTCACTCCAGTAGCTTTTGCAAGCTGCAAAAAGGTTAAACGCTTCCTTGCTTGCTTTACTGTCAGTGCATCAATAAATGTTTGCGTCAATGCTTTCATGTTTTCCTCCGATTTTATCTAAATAATTTAGATATTTAAGTATACAAGAATTATATATCTAAGTTTTTTAGATGTCAATAGAAAATCTAAATAATTTAGAAAAATAATTGTTTTGATGTTAAAATATTTATTAAGGTGAATATTATGACAAAAAAAAACAGACTGAAAGAATTACGAAAAAGCAAAGGCTACACTTTAGATGATATTTCTGAATTAACCGGAATCACACGTGGAACGTATAATAATTATGAAAACGGTAAAACAGAGCCAAAACTTGCTGTATGGAAACAACTCGCTGATTTTTATAAAGTCCCTGTCTCTGATTTAATGGGCGTTGACAGTGACGATATGCCCCAAATTCTTCTAGACGATTATCTCCGTTATGAAAAATATTTCGTTGAGCAGAACGAGAGAATGAACAAGGTTCCTGCCAATGACATTGCAGTATCGTCTATTGCCGAGGCAATGGATTTAATCTTAACTGCTCGTGGTAAATATTCTGATTCTAGCGAAATAAGCACGTATATAAATACATTAATGACAAACTTAAAACAATTAATCATAAATTCTAATACCTCTTCAGAACACGATGATGAAAATAAAAATAAACATCTTTATTCTGAAACGGTAAATAATTTCACCACATTACTAGATAAAATTGAAGAACAAAATAAAAAAGCCTCTGACGATAAGCCAGAGACGGAGGGATAAAAAATATGGAAGATTTAAATAAACATAACAAGATGTCTCAATTCAGAGTACTGTTAGTTGTTGTCGCGATCATCTTAGTTGTTGTCACATTTATTTACCCAGATCATAGTGTAGTAAATACTTATGCAAGGGCTATTTTATCACTATTAATATCAGTGGTAGTCGGCTATTATGCTTTTGACCGCTTCCGTGATAAAAAGTGGCTAGCTGGTTCCGCTTATGCATTTGTTAGTGTTTTAAATCTATTAGTATTCATTCCAATAGTGTTCCCAAGCATTCATTTTTAA